GACCTTTACGGCCGCAAGATGGCGAGCGCCGCGCTCGAGCTTGCCACGACCGGCCTCGAGGCCGGCCAGGCATCCACACGCGGCGAGCTCTACGACCTCGAGAAGCGGAAAGATCCTCCGGCCGAGCTCAACCCGGAGCAGGCGGCCACGGTCCGGACGATGGTGCTAAAGAGCGGGACCAAGATAGCCGAGAGCACAATGGAGCTCGTCCTCGGGCTCAGCTCGCAGGCCGAGGCCGAGGGATGGACAAACGAGGAGCTCACGCAGCGGATCTGGGGCGACCTTAAGGAATTCGCGCCCTGGCGGAGCCGGCTCATCGCCAGGACCGAGATGACCAAGCTCGAGAATTGGGGCCAGCTCGAGGGCTACAAGAGCGCCGAATTCGTCGAGCGCAAGGGATGGCTCAGCGCCTATGCTCCCGACACCCGCGAGGGCCACATCATGGCCGACCAAACGTACCGCGAAAACACGATCGGGCTCGACGACCCGTTCGAGATCTTCAACGACTCGACGGGCGAGTTCGAGCTTTTACAATTCCCCGGCGACCCCGCCGGCGGGCCCGGGAACGTCTGTAATTGCCTTTGTACGACTTTCCCGGAGATCTTGGAGATTGGAGGAACAGAATGAACGGACAACCCCAACCCTGCGAGCACCGCGCCGTCTACCCGTTCCGCTTCACGACGCTGGCAGACGAGGCCGGCCGCTTCACCGGGTGCGCTTCGCCCTTCGGCATCGCGGACAGCTACGGCACAATGACGATGCCGGGCTCGTTCAAGAAAACGCTCAAGACGAAAGGGAAGTTCCCGGCGCTCTGGAGCCACAACGTGTACGAGCCGATCGGGACGATTGGCGGAGCGGAGAGCGATCGCGGCCTGGACGTCGACGGCAAATTCACGCTCGGCGTCCAGCGGGCCAGGGAGGTCCGGGACCTCGCGTTCGACGGCGCCGTCAACGGGCTCTCGATCGGATTCAACATCGTGAAGGAACGGACCAACAAGGATACCGGGATCCGGGAGATCCTCGAGGTCGACCTCTGGGAGGTCAGCCTCTGCGTTTTCCAGGCCAACCCGAAGGCGACGATCGACGAGGTCCGCGGCCTCGAGCGCCGGCCGTTCCCGAACGAGCATGCGGCGGTCCTCCGGGCCGAGGAGGACTTCGCCGAAGGGACCTGGCGCCGGAAAAGCGACGGGACGATCCACGGCAAGGTCAAGGTGCCGGCGACGATCGACGTCATGTGGGCAAAGCTCAAGGGCGCAGCGGCCGAGGACGACTACCCGGTACCGCACGGCCTGCGCTTCCCGACGAAGGACTGGACGGCAGCCGAGGCGAAGGCCTGGCTCGCCGATAACGACGTGAAATACGTGAGCTTCGAGCCGGCGAAGCGATCGATCCTCGGAGCGATCGAGAGCCTCACCGGGATCCTCGAGGACAAGGAACGATTCGACGCCCAGGAGCTGTTCAAGCTCGAGCGGGCCGTCAAGGCGCTCGCCGAACGCCACGCCGAAGGGGAGCGGCTACTCTCCGGAGCTGGCGGGAGCGGGCCCACCGTCGGGGAATTCCTCGACGGCTACGCGGCCGATCTCGAAGCTTTACGCGAGCAGCTCGGGCTCGGAAAATAAACAGTAGGTCACATGGACAAAGACGTAGAACAGAAACTCAAGGACCTCAACGCGGAGCAGTCGAAGCTGCTCGTCGACCTGCAGGCCAAGAACGAAGCCGCGCTCAAGGACCGCATCACGCGGACCGAGCAGGCGGAATTCGAGGCAAGGGTCGACAAGAGATGGGATGCCATCTCCGCGGAGATCCTGAAGCTCAAGGCGCCCGACATGGCGCTGACCGGGACGCCCGACGCAGCGAAGGTCGAGCTCGAAAAGCGGGCCTTCGGGAAGGCCCTGCGGCAACAGCCGCTGACGGCCGACGAGCGCCGGGTGCTCACCATCTCGGACGACGTGACGGGCGGCTTCCTCGCCGCGCCTCCGGATTACGTCCGGGACATCATCAAGGCCATCACGGAAAAGAGCCCGATCCGGAGCCTCGCGACGGTCCGGCCGACGACGGCCAGGACCATCATGGTCCCCAAGCGGACCGGAGTTTTCAGCGCGAGCCGCGTCGCGGAGATCGCGACCAGGGCCGAAACGACCGGCCTGACCTACGGGCTCGAGGAAATGGCGCTGCCGGAGGCCTACGCGCTGGTCCGCATCAGCCGGCAGGACCTCGAGGATAGCGCGTTCAACCTCGAGGCGGAGATCGCCTCGGAAATCGTGGAGCGCTTCGAGGTCCTCGAGGGCTCGGAATTCGTCGCCGGCACCGGCGTCGGCCAGGCCGAGGGCTTCCTCAGCAACACCGAGGTCATCGCCGGGATGACGGAAACGGCGGGCTCCAACGTGATCGCAGCCGACGACATGGTCGCCCTGCAGTACGCCCTCAAAGAGGGCTACGCCCGCAACGCGACCTGGGTCATGAAGCGGACGACCGTCAAGACGATCCGGCAGCTCAAGGAATCGACGACCAACGCCTACATCTGGCAGCCGGGCCTGCAGCTCGGCCAGCCGGCATCGCTCCTCGGCAACCCGGTTGTCGAGTGCGTCGACATGCCGAGCGGCCTCGTCGACGCCCAGTACGAGGTCGCGATCGGCGACTTCCGGCGCGGCTATTTCATCGGCGACCGGATCTCGATCGAGATCCAGCGCTTGAACGAGCTCTATGCCGCGAACAGCCAGGTCGGATTCCTGGCTCGTAAGCGCTTCAACGGCCAGGTCGTGCTCGCCGAGGCGATCAAGATCCTCAAGATCAAGGCATAAAAGGAGAGCAACATGAAAGACCTCAGAAGCGCAATCGCGGTCAGCTCGATCGTCCCCATCCTCGGCAACAACACCGGCGAAGGCACCGGACTTTACGCCGATCTCGCGGGATTCGATTCCGCGAAGATGATCGCCCACATCGGCGACAGCGGCGACACGCTCTCGGGCTCGGTCTACATGACCGTAGCCTTTCAGGAGAGCGATGCTTCCGGAAGCGGCTTCGCGAACATCGCGGCGGACGACCTCAAGGGAGGCCTGAACGACGTCGTGATCGACGCGCCGGCCGAGGACCAGGTCGTCATCCAGCGGAATTACGTCGGCGGCAAGCGCTACGTGAGGGTGCTCGTCACCTTCACCGGCACCCACACGAACGGGACGCCGATCTCGGCGCTCGTCATCAAGGGCAACGCCCGCCACGCTCCGCAGACCTACACGCCGTAACGGAAGGCACGGAGCCAGGGCAAGGGCAACGGAATGAACGGGAGGTCGGCCCTGTTAGCCGCAGGGCCGGCCCATTTAAAGCCGAGGAGGTGATCGGATGGCGGTCCAGATTTCGAGGCGGCCGAAGCGGACATCGGAGAAGCTCGGCCTGCTCGGCCCGGCAGGATCTCGGATCCCCGAACGGGAGGGCGCCCTCGAGGATTACTTCAAGCGGGAGGCCGGCTTTACGGCCGGCTCAGATAAGGCCAGGGCCGAAGCCCGGCCTCAGACCAGGAGGGAGTCGAAAATGCGAGTGCGAATGTTACAAACGCGCAAGGGAAGCCAGGACGGGATCCACGCGGAGATCTTCGAGGCCGGGGTCGCCTACGAGCTGGAGCCGTCGCTCGCGAAGGCCTGGCTTGAGCGGGGAATGTGCGAGCTTGATCGGATGATCGATCGGGCTCCGCAGACGGGCCCGCCCGCGGCGCCGGCCGAGCTCAGGCAACAGAATCCACCGGAGGCCGCGGCACCCGCCGCAAAGGGCCGGATCCGCGCGCGAGGAAGCAAAGCTCAGCCGGCCGGCCCGGATCCGCTTAAAGCGGGAGGATAAAAATGGCCCTCAGCAATAAAGCGCTCGTAACGATGGAGGACACGAAGGCGATCCTCGAGATCCAGAACGACAACCGGGACGCCATCCTCGAGATGCAGGTCGAGGGCGTTTCCGCAGCCTTCGATTCCTACACGGACCGGGCCCTGGCCTCGGCGACCTACACGGCCCTGGAGCTCGACGGGAACGGGATGAACGTCTACCAGCTCCCGAATTGGCCGGTCACGACCTTGACCTCGATCGAGCTTGACGGCATCCTGCTCATCGAGGGGAGCGACTTCGAGCTCGACTTCGCGACGGGCCGGCTCCGCCTCATCGAACCGAGCGCCCGCTGGACCGACGCGGCCAAGAACATCAAGATCACCTACACGGCCGGATACGTCATCGCGACAGCGGTCCCGAAGGACCTCCGGATGGCGGCGCTCACGCAGGTCGCGTTCGAGTTCCAGCAATTCGTCCAGAAGGCCTGGGGGATCACGAACCGGGGCCAGGCCGGATCCAACACGAGTTATGAGGAGGGCGGCCTGCTCAAGCGGGTCAAGGCCCTGCTCGACCCCTACCGGAGGCGCGGGATTTGAACATCATCATGCGGCTTGAGCCCTCGGCCGCGGCCGCAGCGCAGGCGCTCGCGACGCGGAACATCCCGAAGGCGGTCCGCTACATTTTACAGGGATGGAGCGGCGACACCGTGAAGCTCGTGAAAGAGGGCCTGGCGGGCCGCTACCTCAACCGGCGGAGCGGGCACCTCGCGAATTCCGTCGGCCGGCGGATCGACAAGGCCGGGGATCTCACGACGGCGACGCTCGGAACGAACGTCATCGGCCGCGGCAAGGACGTCCCGTACGCCCGGATCCAGGACGAGGGCGGAACGATCGTCCCGAAGCGGGCCCGGGCCCTGGCCGTTCCGATCGGAGGGACGAAGGGCCTGCCGCGGAATTTCCCGAACCTCGTGATGATCCGCCGGGTCGGGAAGGCGCCGCTTCTCGTCGAAAAAGTCGGCAAGGCCTGGAAGCTCCGCTTTATTTTGCTTCGCTCCGTGACGCTCAAGGCGACCGGGTGGTGGTCGACGCCCTGGGCCGAGGCGAAGGCGGACCTTGCGCGCCGCTACGACCCCGAGCAGGTCATGATCGTCGCCGGCCGGCTCGGAGCCGGCAAAGAGGAGGCATAGATGGCAGCGCTTCCGCTCCGGCTTCAAGTTCTCAACCGGATCGTCGAGATCCTCGAGGCCATGAAGGGCGACGCCGGCGCGACGTTCTGGTTTAGCGCCTACCGGGTCGTCAAGCGCTTCGCGGACGCGGCCGACGCCGGCGGTTATCCGTTTTACATGGTCGCCCCGGACTCGGGCCAGGCGCCCGAATGGGCCGGGCAACAGCTCGCGGACGAGCTCATGGCCGTGAGCATAAAGGCCTGGGTCAACCTCGAGGGCGACGAGCCGACGACGAAGCTGGAGAAATGCCTCGCCGACGTCCGGAAGGCGGTCATGAGCGACCAGGCCTCGGGCCCGGCGGGATCTCTCGCGGCGCTCACGCTCGGGTGCAACCTCGATTCGCTCGAAACCGACGGCGGGGTCCTGGCGCTTGACGGCCTCGCCTACTTCGACCAGCGTTTCGTTTTCAGGATCCCCATCCAATGGGGCACGATTTAAACAGGAGGACAGGATGAACAAAAAAAGATTCGAGTGGCTCGTAGATTCCTGCTTCACGGCCCCCGGCTTGAAGCTCGAAAAGGGCCAGGCCTACGACGCCGAGGCCTTCGGCCTCGAGATCGTCGAGGAGTGGGTCCGGAGCGGAGCGGCAAAATACGCGGCCGCCGGCGCCTCGAAGGCGAAGGCCGCAGACCAGGAGGGATAACAGATGGCCATCAAAGGGACGAAGGCGAAGGACGTCGTGTCGATCTTCGACCCGGACAAGGGCGCGTACCGCGAGGTCCGGCTCGAGGATCTCCGGAAGCAGCTCGAGGGCCTGGGCTTTACGGCCGCGGAGGTCAACGCCCGGCTCAAAGCGCTCAAGACGAAAGAGGAGGAGTGACATGGAGCCCATCAGCAAGGCGGCAGACGCCGGACGCGGCGAGGACGGGGCCCGGGCGGTCCTGACGACCAGGATCGAGGACCGGGCCCATTACCGGACGACCTGGCGGATCGCCCGCTGGGCCAGCGAGGAGGACCGGCGGGTCAACCGGACCTATACCGAAGCCGAGGCGCTCGCGCTTTTCGGCGCCGCGCAGATGACCGAGGTCCAGGGAAACATCCTCCTGAACGAAGGGATGAACCAGCTCTGGACGATTCTCTGCTCGTCGGGCGGCACGAAGTACGACAACACGAACGCCCAATGCGGGACCGGCACCTCGTCGACCGCAGAAAACCCGGCCGACTCGGCGCTCACGGCGGCCGTTTGGAAGGGGATGATGGCGACGTTCCCGACCTACGGCACGGCGAACAAGGCCACCTGGAAAAGCGAATTCTTGAGCGCCGAAGCGAACCAGGCCTGGGCAGAGTTCAGCGTCCGCAACGGCGCGAGCGCGGACCTCATGCTCAACCGGAAGGTCTCGGCCCAGGGCACCAAGAGCAGCGGCCAGGTTTGGGAGCTGACGCTCGAGATCACGCTCAGCTGACAAGGAGGGACAAATGGGACTCGTCGCTAGGACTTCGGGCCGGGTGGAGGTAACGGCCGTGCCGGGGTTTCGCTTCGCGATTTTTCCGCTGGTTGTGGCGATTCCTTTCGGCTCCGCTTCGATGGTTTCTCAGTTTACTTTGACCATCGCGAGGGACGCCGGGCACAATAAGCCGGTTTACTTGGACCTGGAAGGCATGGCCGGAAATTGGGAATTTTCCTCCGACCACTTCACGCCGGGATCCGACGCCGCGGTCATTCTCTCGATCGACCTGGGCGGATTCTCGGCGGGGATGGGCGCGGACTTCGACGTCGTGGGCTACGACGACGTCAACGATCGACCGCCGGCCGCTTGAACGCAGGGATCCGGATTTAAAGGACTTAGGAGCTCGAGGATGGGCAAAGCCAGGATGAGGGGCGAGAACAAGCCGCGGACGAATTTCCCGCTGATGCGGGCGATCGCCGTGCGGCTCAGGCTCCATCTTTGCCCCGATTCGGCATTCATCTATTCCGGGGATTGCCCGCTCTGTGGCGGGCCCGGAACGCTCATTCTCTACGCCCGCAGAAACGAGATCCGCTGCGGCGCTTGCGGGCTCGAGGGCGGCTTCGGGCCCGCGCCGGAAGCGCCGCGGCGCCGGCTCGAGGAGGCCTGATGGCGACGCGGATCTATCTCCCGTCCTCCGGCGCTCCGGCCGTCACGCCTTCGACCTGGAACCACGCGAACCAGGCCGGCACGACTTATACGATCGGGGCCGTGAGGACTAAGGGCTCGACGGCCATGACGTCGCGGACAACAGCCTCAGGAACGACGAGCCCGTACACGAGGGCCGTGATGCGCTACGTTATCGGCCCGATCTACGCGGTCCAAATCTCCGGAACGGTCAACGCCGTTTTGATGGCCTCCGAAGCGGCCACTGGAGCGAACGCGACGATGTCGATCGCCGTGAAGATCATCACGCCGGCCGGCGCGGACCGGGCCGTCCTGCTCGCGGCCACGGCCTCGGACAGCGCCACGGCGACGTATGAATTCACGACCACGCTGAGCAGCCGGCGGGCCTACGACGTCACCGAGCAGCGGCCGATCCCGCTCACCGCGCAGACGCCGACCGATGGCGACTACCTCGTCATCGAGATCGGCTTCCGCTCCGCGACGACGACGACGCGGAACGTCGTTTTGAGGCACGGCGATAACAGCGCCTCGGACCTCGCCGACGGCCAGGGCGCGACGGACGACTATGCGGCCTGGGTCGAGTTTTCCAGCGACATCGCATTCGCAAAGCCGATCGCCATCTCGGACGCCGGGACCGGAGCAGATGCGATCGCTTCGATTTTGAGGCGGGCGAACATAATCGATAGCGGCGCCGGGGTCGACACCGGATCGGTCAAGGCCCTCCTCGGAATTTCCGATACCGGGGCCGGGGCGGACACGCCCCAGGTCCGGGAAAAGCTCGCGACGATTTCGGACGCGGGATCCGGAACGGACGCGCCATCGGTCAAGGTCCCGGCCTACGTTTTCGACAGCGGCGCCGGAGCGGAGGCTCTGGCCGTTCTCGCCCGGATCGCCATCGCCGACACCGCGGCGGGCGCTGACGCTCCGCAGGTCAGGAAGAAACTCGCGACGATCGCCGACACCGGGGCCGGAGCGGACGCCGTCGCCGTGAGCCAGGGCGTAACCTCGAAGGCCGTCCAGGACGCCGGCGCCGGGGCGGACGCGCTCGCCGGGATCAAGGTCCTGGCGCTCGTCCAGGACGCCGGCGGGGGCCTCGAGGCGCTCGCCGTGAGGGCCCGCTTTACGGCCACAGACGTCGGGGCCGGGGCGGACGCCGTCGCGACGGCTCAAAAGACCCTCGTTTTTATCGCGGACGCCGGCGCCGGGGCGGACCAGGTCGCGGGGATCCTCGCCCGGGCCGGGATTCAGGACCTCGGCCAGGGCGTCGACGTCGTCGTCGTATTCAAGGGCTCGACGCCGAAATTCATCCAGGACGCCGGCCTCGGCGCGGACTACGTTTTCGTCGACCCGATCGGGGCCCCGTTTTTCGCCTTCATCTTCGACGCGGACGCCCGCGAGCGGATCCTCGGGCTCAGGCCCAGGGCCCGGATCGCCGACGCGGATCCGCGAGAGCGGACCCTCAATCTCCGGGCCCGGGGCCGGATCCTCGACGTCGCGCCGCGGGACAGAGAAAACGACCAAACGAGGAGGCCATAGATGATCAGACCCGCAGGGACAATTGAGAAAAGGGCCGGCGAGAAATTCCCGATCGGCTTCCGCTACCGGGACCCGGACCTGCCGGGCGGCGTAACCATTACCGGCGTCACCGCCGTCGGCTCGCCGAGCGGGCTCACCGTCGGCAGCGGGCAATACAGCGGCGCCGAAGTTTTCGCCTGGATCGAGGGCGGGACGGCCGGCGTCGATTACCAGGTCCGATTCACTTCGACGCTCAGCGACACGAAGATCCTGATCGACGATTTCGTCGTCAAGGTCAGATAAATAAAATCTAGGAGGAACGCATGGCAACACCTACCGGACCCGAAAGGAAACTCTTGGCCGTCGGGGCCAAGAAAGGGACCGCCTGGGGAACAGCGGTCGCGCTCGGCGCCCTAAACGGCGTCAACTGCAAGAACGTTTCCGGCTTCAACCGGAGCCAGGGCCTGCTCGTCGCGACCGAGGTCGACCAGCCGCTGCCCCGGAGCGGCGCGCTCGACAACATCAAGGAAGTCGAGCCGACGATCCAGACGGAC